ATATCAATATGCTCGGCCATTATTCCTTCACGCTGGCAGAACTGGTGACCAAAGGTCATCTGAGACCATTAAAAGAGGCGTCAGAGGCAGAAAACGTTGCTTAACGTGAGTTTTCGTTCCACTGAGCGTCAGACCCCTTCTTCTGCCGATCTGGAGTGCGAGGTGGCCAGGGTTGTTCGTCGGGTAGCTTGATGTGGATGCGAGCGAGTTGAGCGTCTACGGCATAAGGTGGAAAAGTGAAGACGGCGTCATTGCCGAAGATATCCGTTGTGGCGTTGTGCTCCTTGCAGTAAATAAATTCGTCTATGAGCTGCTGTTCCAATCCAGGGAACTTATTGAAAGTGGGGTCTAAAAATTCGGCGCGTGTATCGGGGTTGATCTCGACAATCAGAGCCATTTGGTCGAAGCCTCTGTGCCACTGGCTGCCAGAACAGCAAGAGCCGCATGGCTAATTTCTGATTCGCGAAGAGGGCTAACTGTCAGGATCTGATTAACCAGATTATCGAGATTTTTGGCCCCGTGACGCATCTCAGCGACAGCCCTGCATAGCTTGTATTCAGTGGAGTTTTTGTCGTAAGACCGGATGATCGACATCTCTGGTAATGCCTGGAATAAGAACTCGGCAATTGCCAGGGAGCCAATTACATCAGCACGCAAGCCTTCTGCGGCAAACTTTGCCTGCTCAAAATCATGTTCTGCTAGCGCATCCAGTCTGGCGTAAATTTCACGGCCATCAGCGGTGACTTCCTGGATTTTACCCACACTTTCGCGCAGTTCTGCGAGGGATGGTGCGCTCGCCCCTGAAGTAATAGCGCTGCGTTCATGGGTGTGGTCTTTGGCATAAGATCCGTGTGACAGGCTGCTTAGTGCCAGTGCCACAACCATTGCGATTTTGGTGATTGAGTCTTTCATGATTTATCTGCCTGCTTTTTGCTGGCTCGTAACTAAGTGTACGCGTTCCCTGAAACTGCGACAAACAGAAACGGCCCCAAAAGGAGCCGTATTGTATTACAGGGTGCTCGCAAAAGCAGCAAATTCCGTATAACCCCCGATAGGTTCGCCATTTACGAACACCTGCGGTATGGTTTCCACCGGCTTGCCAACCAGGTCGCTCAACTTCTCTTTGTCGATCCCGGCAGACACAATATCGATGTATTCATAATCGCCAAAGCCGTGGCCGTGGAGCTGCTTCGCCAGCTCGACCGCACGTTTGCAGTATGAGCAATTATCCCGTCCGTAGATAACGACCTTCATCACTTCACCTCGTGCAGCTGCTGCTTGAGAAGATAGCCTTCCAGGGGCCAGATTTTGGCAATCGCGTTCTGGCGTGCAATTTTACGTCCGATCTCCGGATCAAAGTTCTCCGGGCTGGCGCACGCAGACTCGCCGGTTACGGTGTAGCCGTTCTCCAGCACAAGAACGCAGAAGGTCAGCAGTTCGAGTGATTGCGGGGCCGGTTCAGGCTCTTCCTGCTTCAGCCACAACGGTGAGCTGCGATATCCGTCCGCGCCGGTAAAGTAAAACTCGCCTGAGATAACAGCTTCAATGCGTTCCGGGGTAACACGCGCGGCCGTTTTGCCTTTGGCCACAATCTCGTTTTCGATATCCATATCGGTCATTTTGGTTTCCTTACGTTAAAAACGAGCGATCCGAGCACGAAGAATCAGGTCATACGCCTTCATCGTGTCCAGCTGCTTAATGAGGATGATGCGGTCGACATACAGCAGGCGAGCAAACTCGTCGCCGGCAATGTACGCCTCCAGTTCTTTGATGCGGCCACACAGTTCTTCGTGTTCATCCATGACACGTTTCTGGTGTGGCAGGTACTCTTTGGTCATTGGCTTTCCCTTACTGATAGGCTTCCAGTGCGACTTTGCATAGCTCAGAACGCACGCAGTCTTCGGTCGCAAACTCAATAAGGCCAACATGGGAGGAAGGTTTAAAACGCTCCAGTGCATCTTCCAGACCAGACTTAACATTGCCTGGCAGGTCGCATTGCGTCACATCTCCGTTCACAATGACGGTTACGTTCTCGCCCATACGGGTCAGAAACATTTTCATTTGTGACGCTGTAACGTTTTGCGCCTCATCGAGAATGACTACAGCATTCTCGAACGTGCGCCCACGCATGTAAGCGAAGGGGGCAATCTCTACTTTGGCCACCTCTGGCTTTAAGCAATATTCAAGGAACGAGCCACCCAAACGCTTCTGTAGCACGTCATAGACGGGCCGGAAGAACGGAGCGAACTTCTCGCTCATGTCGCCCGGAAGGAAGCCCAGATCTTCTTCTGCTTGCAATACCGGACGCGTCACGATGATCTTCCCGACTTCCTTATCCAGCAGACGCTGCGCTGCGACGGCAGCAGCCAGGTAGGTCTTGCCGCAACCGGCTTCACCAGTGGCGAACGTCAGAGGTTTGGTATCGAGAGAGATAAGATAGTGGGCCTGGGCCTCGTTACGCGCTTCGATGGGAGAGTTGTCGCGTTTAGGTTTTGGTGGCAGAGCAGGGGCGGCGGCCAGCTCGTCAACGATGATTGTGTCAATTTCGTAGCCGTGGATGCGTGGTTTTGACTTCAGAGCCTGACGAGCTGCGCGACGCGCCTGTTTACGTTTGTTTCCCATATTGAGTCCTTTCAAGTGAGTAACTGAAAGAACTATACCGACAAATAATAGGTAAGTCATTACCTATTTTGCGTGTGTTATCCCTCTACCATGTAGAGGGGTATCTTCATGACTCACGGCAGTTTTGCTCTAATTTCGAGTAATTTTTGTGCCGCGACACTGATGTCATACGCCAGATCTTGGGTTTCGTTAATTATATCGTAATGGCGTTCAACCTCATCAGGGCGGAACTGTCTGATTTTGGGTATGTCTATATAGTCATAATACCCGCCATACCCTCCAGCGCAATGCTGTCTGAACAGCGCCCAAAAGTTGTTAACTTTGCCGATCAACGCTATACGAAGTCCTTCTAAAACAACATCATTGAAGCTGTAAAAGGGATTGTTTGCAATATCATCAAAAGCGTAGAGAGGGTCGGTAATGTTGGTACTTACTTTTACTCGGAACTGCTCGTTCTTCAGTATTTGGAGGTAGTTGTAATTAAAAATATCAGTAATAGAATTTAGAACACCGATGTCTCTTTCTGAGTAATTGTTTTGGCTCACCTGGTGCGTCATCTGGAGCAGTAGAGCTTGCTGAGTTTCGGCCTGCTGTTTCCAAAGTTTCAATTGTGGAGTGGAATAGACAACGTAGTCAGAGTCGATGAGTGCGGCATGTGAACGACACATCCATATACCGTTATCAATCGAGCTTCTCTGTTCTTGGGTCAAACTAGAGTCATATCTCGGGCCGCCTTTTGCAGCTGCCGTAATATGGGCCGCAATCCCATTATTAATCCTGCCGTTTGGATTGCTGCTATCCGGGCCAACTGTTACCTGGTTGCAGCCAAGAAAAGAGCATTTCCAGCCTACGCGTTCGGCCAGTGTTCGCTTCACCGATTGGGGAAAATCATCTCTGTTACTCACGTTTAACCTCGCTGTGTTTAAAAAATCATATGGTTGTTTGTTAGTGGCGTTTGTCTTCTTCCAGACGCGCCGTTTTTAAGTGTTTGTCGGTAAAGGTAAGTAACGTTACGCCCTCATCTTTATTCATGAAACCGGCACCGTTTATCATCATGATCAGGCGCTCTTTGCCGCGGAATACCTCATAATACTTTCCCGCTGCACATGACATTGTCTTGGCGCATTCCAGTCCATTCAAGGCTGTCTCATCAAATACCTGGTCTTTAGTGGCAACCGGCTTACCGTATTCTTTAGTAAGCATTTCGTCGAGCTGCATGAAGGTATATTTGCCGACGTTAGTAGTCATGCTCGACTCAACTTTGCCGTCAATTAATCCACCAGTGGTATGCGGTTCCTTGCCTTCAGCCGCGGTTTTATCGAACAGAGCGAAGGCTTCGATGTTTGGGGTTCGTTTTTCAAAGTGGGTTTTGTACTGGCTCTCAAGAGCGTTTTTGTCTTGGCCTATCAGCGTGATTTTATCTACTTCAGACTCGTTACATCCCGTCAGAGCGAGCGCGATCACCAGAGATGCGAGAATATTGAGGTTGCGCTTTTTCATTGGCTTATCTCCATGTTTTGCTGCCACATCCTATCACCCACATGCAGGCAGTCTAATGCTGCCGTTGCTAAATGAAGGCCCAAAGGTGGTAAAACCATACGTGGAAATATTCTGGAGTCAACCCAGCAAAAAAGGGGCCGAAGCCCCTTTGATTTTTGCGCTAAAAAGTGTTGGTACAATGCTAGGAATCAATGGTTAAGAACGTCTGCCGTGTCTATCACAGCGCTGAACGGTCTGGCGATATTTGCGGAGTCTTTCCGTTCGGACGGTGGTGGCGAACTCCAAACCGTTCAGCGCTGTGTTGGCGATGGTGGGTGGACTCGAACCACCGACCAGTTGATTAACAGTCAACCGCTCTACCACTGAGCTACACCATCATTTTTCGCGGCGGTACTTGTTCATGGACAACCAGGCAACCAAGAACTTTCCCGCAACTTGCACTTTACGTTAGTGCCAGACGAGGCTTGTGGCTCGCTCACATAGAGCGAAGATCTGGAATCCTTCTCGGCGGTTGATGGCCGCCAGACTCTTCGATCTTATTGGATGTATGGAATCATCCATGTTGTGAAACCAGGGTTACATAGGCAACAATGATTTCACCAGAGGGTTAAAGAATCCTGCTTTCACAACGTTGAGGCCACTGAACCGATTTATGTTCGACCCAACATATCGATCAGTCACTACAGCTCTGTGGAATCACCTGTATGATTAAAAGAAAAACAGTGACCTCAACGTTGTGCGCTGGCTAACCAAGCCAGCCGGGTTACGTCGCCGCTTTTAACCCAAGATTAAACGACATAAGTAATGGAAATGACGTAACAGGATGGACGGTCAGCTGGCTGAAACCGGGATGATGGAATGGAATGAGGAAAACCAACCGCCCATCCTGTTACTTCATCGAATAGGGCATGGGTGGTGCAACATGCCCTATCCTGCGTTCTGCAATCACACTCGCTCAGTGTGTCCCATTTCGGTGACGAGGCTGGAAACTGACCTCGCTGGTGTTTGGCTTCTTAGGCTACTGCCAGGTACGTATCTTCGTTTGCAGTTATATTTAACGTTCAAACAGTCGCGTCTCAACGAAAACAAGTGAATCTTATACACATTAGATAAGTAAGTAAATACTTATTTTTCTGTGACTCGTTCAGTTGCTATCTTTTTGATCAAACTCACCTTCTGTTCCGGCGTTCTCGTGATGATGGCCGTAAAACGCTTCGCTTGAATAGTGATAGTTTCGTTCTCCTTGAGTTCGCCGTAGTGAGTCTCCAGCAGAGAACCCAGGCGCCACAGACCGTCGTCTATGCGTTTATGGCTGGCAAATCTGATCAGCAGTAGCTTTACGATTAACTGACCAATGTAAAAGGCATATCCGAAGCCGGCCGCCACAAGGTAGGTTGCCAGCCACCAGTCGAATGAGGTCAAATTGCTCATTTCTGCACTCCCGTCTCGTGAACAACCCGATACAGACGCTTACCGATGCGAAGCGTTTTGGTTTTCAGTTCCTGCCTGACCAGATCGCGACAGATACTGAAGCCGAGGGCCACGCCCCCAGCAAAAGATAACAGGATGTATGGAATCATCAGAACGCCCCCGCCTCAGTCAATTGCTGTAACAGTGAGTGTCCTTTTTCAGTGAGTTGATAGTTCTCCACACATCCTTTTGGCGAAACGTTAGCGACAAGATTCATACGTTCCAGTTTGGCGCGGGTCTTTGGCTTCCAGTTGGCGTAGAACTGTTTCCACTGGCTGATTTCACGCAGAGTTTCTTTCTCCCGTTTACTTAACATGATCATCCTTAATCTCCTTCAGTGTGTACGTGATATCTACAATGCGGTAAATGCGGCCGCGCCTCTGCATGACACCGGCTTTTACGTAATCGTTGATGCAGCTGGACATAACCAGACTGCCGATAACAATGCCGACGACCAAAAATACAATCATCCAGCCGAGCATCAGTCTTTATCTCCAATACGGTCTTCGGTATCTCGCAGACATTTCGGCCACTTCAGACGTGGGTGGCGTAAGCTACCGTCTGGCGTTTTCTCATGGCAGTGAACCTCGACGATGCGTCCACGATACTTCTCCTGATTGTTCCAGATTTCATCCAGGTACTTATGCTTGATACCGCTGGCACGAACGATGACGCCGTTCTCCAGACGAATCACTATCTTGCCCAGCGTATGTGCAAAGCCTGAGTCCGGGTCGCCTGGCTCGAAGTCGATGATTTCACCGTCTTCGGAATCCTCATCTTTCAGCTTCCACCAGCTGCGGGTACGCTTGAACTCGTAAACAGAATCCGGATCTTTGCCCATCTCCCCCTCTTCGTTCTCGTCCAGGCGCTTCATGAAGCGTTCGATAAAGTCTTCATGGCTATGGATGATGTAGAACGGATGCAGGTGGATATCTTGCGCGTAATCTTCCCCGCAAGTGTTGCGGAATAACGCCACCAGCATAGCCAGGCGCTCTTTCAGCTTCATGCCGGTCTTCAGGTACTCTTTGCTTTTTGCCTGAGCACGCCACTCCGGTAAGAAGAAATCGAAGATATGGTAAACGGCACCAATGGCTGTCACGTTCTTCTTGCGAAGCGCCGACACGGACTGGTTGAACGTACCTGCAGTACCCTCACCATCGAAAAAGATGTGCTTGAAACCGGAGAGTCTGCCTCGCTCAAGCATGGCTGGTTTAAGGTGATCGAGTGACGTAATCGGATTGCCGGTACGCGTCAAGAAGTTCACCTCTTCCTCGTCAACGATAACTTCGCAGATAACCCGGAGACCATCGAGTTTGAGGCTGCCGATCATTGGCCACTTGGCCTTTGGGTTTTGTTTAAATGGGTATTTGTCGCCTTTCTCCTTGTACGGAGACGCCAGCTGTACATCAAACTTCGGAATTGGGTTTTCGAACACCTTGTTGCACAGGCTAATGCCGACGCCGGCTTTCGGATCTTTCAGCAGGAAGCGACGAAACACGTCCTGCCCGTCAGCGCACATTGAGGCAACGAGTGATTCGACAGCAGTAATGGCCGCGTTCCCGGTCAGTTCGCGCGCCGCCAGCTTCTCCAGCAGCTCGACTACCTTCTGATCGCTGGGTACGGAAGTATCGAGTGGCTCGGCCACTTTGTACTTCTTCACACCGAATCGAATGAATGGGTTGAGCATTAGCGAGACCATGCTCTGCTCAAATTCATCAAGGTTGGCCAGCGCCTCTTTCTTGGCGTTGGTTCCCATCGTTTTTATGGCATCCAGCTTGTGCTTTAGGGCGATCAGTTTTTCCATTAGTGTTTAACCTCCATCGGTCGCTCGGGAGTTTTCATGTGTTTTCTTTGGTTGCTTCTTCAATGAGTGCCGCGTACACGTCAGTGACGGGCGCCAGTGAATCGGTGGACGTGGTTTCGGGTTTGGCTGGTTCTGTTTTCTTCGTGCGTTTAACCAGACTGTTAATCGTCATGGTGTTGCGCTTCCGGGTTAGCGTTCTGGCGTGGTCGTTTTGCTCTTCCACTTCTTTGATAAGCGCAGCCATATCGATGAAGTAGAGCTGTTCGCCTTTGCGGATCTCTTCGACCATCATCTTCAGCGCCTGGCATTTGCCGGCAGCAATGGCCGCAGCGCAGGACTGGAACGATGTAGCCGGGAGACGCTTCTCTTTGTAGGCGAGGATGGTGTGCTGGCAGACTGTATAGCTGCAATGAGCCTCATGGCCGTTGATCTTCACTTCCGGACAGCGCAGCGAATAACCGTTGTTTCCGGAGATAGACGGGATTTTCGACAAATCTGTTCTTGTGGACATGCTTATAACCGTAGTCGTGTACTTACTTATTAAGCGCAGTTTAAAAAAGCCCCACCAGGGGGCTAAATGGTTTATCGAGGTTTACCAGGTCGCCCAACCAGTCATTTTGTCCTGAGCGGCTTCGAACCGGTATGGCTCCAGTAAATCGTTGGCATGGTGGACGGCGTATGATTTTGCCTCCTGTTTAATCATCGGCAGCTCGTTGGCCAGGCGTGCCACCTGCCCTGCAAAACTGGCGAGCACACCGTCACATGCCTGACCCGCGTCAACAATGATGCGCACCAGGTCTAAGTCGCTGCGGCACATATCGCAGATGATGCCGTATTCCACCTCACGAATGCGCTCAACGGCTTTTTTGGTATCGCCACTGACCACCAATTCCAGCAAACCAGGTGGTGTTGTCAGATCGGTAACGCGTTCGGTAACTTCAGGCAGTTCGACAATGCTCAGGAACGCCGCGATAGACGGATCATCCTCTACACCAGCCCTGCCTTTGATCGCGCGAAGAGTTGCGTCGACAATTTCCTCAAATCGTTCACCTTCATCACACACCGCCTGATTGGTGTAGACAACGCGACCGTCGTACCATGCACCGGCACGTACTTCGACCGTTGCGTCCTTCATTTTGCGAGTAAACGCCACGAGTGCCGCGCGTTTCTGTTTAACACCAGGCAGCTCCGGGGACTCTCCAAAACGAACCCATACCCGCATGTATTTCGAGCCTTCCCCAAGAGGTGCGGTGCTCACAGACGTGGCGATGTGCTCCAGCGCAGTTTGGATCGCCTCATCGATAATCTTCTGGCGCTCTTCTGTATCAATTTCTACGCCTGATTTGTCGATAATTTCGGTAACGGACTTCTGAATATCTGCTTTCATAAAGGTTCCTCAATTCCTTCGTCGAGCATATTCTTACAGAAAAATAAGTATGTATCTACTTATCATTAAAGGCGTGCAATTTATACAAGAGCTTTAATGCCGAGTACCTTGCTTTGTAGCTCCAACTGTCTGGAGTACGGCTTGGCACGATAATAGGCTTTTAGTATCTGCTCTGGCGTCGCGTCGCCGGGGTCGAGACCTTCTTCGCCCAGACAGGCCACTTTGACATTCAGTCCGATGCTGGTGAGACGTTTGGCCGCTGACATGGTGTTGCGGATCGCTTGCTTTTCGCTGTCCCACATCATGATGACGTTGCGTAATCCACGCGCCTTGAGCGTCAGGAACGCGCCTAACTGATCTTCAGCGTCCTCATTCATATTTCCGGACAAGTGCATCCCGAACGTGCCAATTGGCTCTACATAATCCCGCAGCGTCTCTTCGTCGAAGATGGCTCGCTTCACGCCCATTACGTCAAATGCCCCTTCACACACAACGACCGTTTGTTTTCCGACTGCATTGTGGCCGTTGTAGAGAAACTTACCCGACGCCGGCAGCTGCATCGGAAAGAGGTAACGGCGTTCTGCTGCACCGGTAATGTCACGCCCTTGGAAGGTCTTCATCACGCCATCCAGATCGTAAACCGGTATCAGGATGCGCATATCAAACACCTGCCCTTTGACCTGGTCTGTGTACGGATCGACGTATGCGTGCTTGCCTTCGACGCAGTAACGCAGATCAAAGTATTTGGCCAGATCCGGGGAGATATGGCGCTCCACCAGATAATCAGGAAGACGACCGTCAATGGGGAGTTCGTAATGTCGCGGGAGAGCTACTGGCCCTTCGAGTTCAACCTTGCTGGCCAGCACGACCTCTTCCGTCTTCGGCGCCCATCCTTGTGAGATCAGCGCGTTCTGGACGTACTCTTCAAAATCGCGACGGGATTTGCCGCTGTAGTGCTTGAGGAAGACCAGCTTGTTGAACTGAATCTCTTCGGGATGATCACCAGCAAAGCATTTGCCGACGCCATTGGTCAGGTTGAAATAAACCTTCCAGTTTGAGCTGCCGCATACCGGACACTCCTTGATATTCACCTCACGTCCACGAGTACTGACGCCACCACGACGGTAGATGATTCCTTCCATATCGAGCCATTGTTCAAAATCCAGCTCGGTCAGTAATTCTTTCAAGTCGCTCACGTTCTTAACCCTACTTTTTGCAGGTAATATCTTGATAATCCTCGGTATTTGAATACCATAAAGGCTCATGTGTTTTTTCTTTTGTGGCTTTGGCAAAAGAGAAAATTTGTTCTCTTATGGAGACCGGCGTGGAGAGCGTTTCTCCACGCCTTCTTTTTTTAGAGGACGTCCATAATGCGTTCGATGAATCGCATTTGTTCGAGGTTCTGCTTAACGCGGATGCTTACGCCGCCTTTCTGGTTACGTGAACCAGCGAAGTACAGACGCGCTTCGCCTTTCGCTTCTTCCTCTTCCGTTTTGTTGATCGTGATAACGAGGTCAGCGATACGCACCTTCTCGATGTTGTCCGCTGCGTGCATCATTGTAGCCACCTCTGAAGCACCACCTTCCCTGTTAGTCTGCGATGCAGTGATGCCGGCAACGTTGTGTTTGTCGTACAGCGCACGCAGGTCAGTGTAGATGCTGCGAATGTTGGCGCGGTCGTCGCGGAGGTCGTAGCTGGCACGCATCAGGTCAGCGTAGTCGACCACGACCATGTCGGGGATCATGCCATTGGCTTTCATGCTGCCCAACATACGATCCAGATCTGCAGGCGACATGCTTCCGGACGGTCGTTCAACAATCCACAAGCTCCCCACGCCTTTCGTCGCGCCCAGCTCTGCCAGTTTGCGATGGACGTCGTCGCGGCGCTCCACCAGCTTGGACATTTCGGTCTCAGACAGACGGGCGTCAAAGCGATCTGACAGAATGGAGGTGTGAACTTCCAGCGACAGATACAGGACGTTGTAACCGGCAAGCGTGGCGTTGATGGAGAACTCACCCATCGCCGTCGATTTACCAGACTTCGCGAAGCCCATGAACAGCACCATTTCACGCTTTGCCCAGCCTTTCTGGTAAAGCAGCTTGTCGAGCAGCGGTAGACCCGTTGTGATGCTGTTTGGCACGTAATCGTCGGACGCTTCATACTCACGCGCCTTGTAACGCTCTGCTGATTCAGAGAAGTAATCGTAAATGCCGGTCGCTTCGTTAGAGCCGATTTGCTGGACTTTAGCCATGATTGCCATCGCGCCCTGGAAATCGCCCTTCTCTTTCATCTCAGCCGCTTTAATCAGCGCGTCGTCGAATGCTACGCTTTTGGCGAACGTGGCGACCTGGTCGACCATGTACGCCGTGTCTGACAGCTTCTCAGCGAGAATCCGCTTAAACGCCTCAACGACGTCGGGGAACAGCTCTTCGCGGATCGTCTTATCGCGTTTGGCGCGTTTGAGCATGTCGAGTATGGCCGACGATGATGGTGCGCTCTTATACATTCTGTAGTAGCCCGACACCATGTTCACCAGAATGGCGTTGGCCGCATTGGAGAACTGGTTTGGCGCAACCAGATCACCGGCGCGAGTCAGAAACTCATGGTCGCGACAGAAGTAGGCTGCGAGTCGATTCTGGAAGTCGTCATCGAACTCTTCAGACAACCCTCGTCCTGTGTGGCAAAGTTCGGTCATGTGCTTTCCTTTGGTGCTTAAACAATTTGTTTTCTAATACTAAAAAAGCCAAATAGGGGATCAACAGAATCGCCGTGCTTCTTCCAGTTCTTCCGGGAAGTGCGCGTAAATCACACGCTCAGGCACGATTTCCATCAACCAGACAGCGGAGAAGATGATGCGGACACGTTTGTCTCGGGTAATGCCACGCAGACGCTCCAGAACCCACTCAAAATAGCGTTCTTGAATCGGGTCGTGCTGCATGTCTCCCAGATGCTTAAAACTCACCAGAGAGTCATCCAGACGGGTTACAGCGCGTTTGGCTAACTTCTCTTCGAATATCTCAATCAGCTCGGGCTGCCAGAGATGCTGGGGGCGAGGTAATTTGTCCCACAGACGGCGTGCAGCTGCGGAAAGAACGGTAGAAATGAAGTAGTCATAAGAGCAGCAGTACTGGTCGGCAAACTGGCGTGCTTTCCAGAGAGATGTTTTGTTGGCCGTCGACAGCTCCTGATACGGCACACGTTTCAAACCGGTAGTGAATTGGGCCGTCTCATAGTGTTCGCGGCCATGCGACAGCATGATGTATGAGTACTGGCGCTTGTATGCCTCAGTGAAGAGGCATGTGGCCATAAGCGGGTGCATGTCGCGGTAATCAAACCACTTTGTCTCGAACAACTCCGCCTCATCCTTGCAGCGTGACAGCCCAATATTCTCGGCCACCCACTTGTCCATGACTGTGGTGTCCCACTCGGTCATGAAGTCGTACTGATCGTTGTTAATAGTGTTAAAGAAGATCTGGCTCATGTGCTCCGCCTGATAGGTAGATACTTACTTATCATAATGAGCGAATCATAGCGACTGGAGACAGCTTTTGGAAGTGGAAACGGAAGGGAATGTGTCTGAGAAGTTGGCATAGAAAAAGACCTGCTTCCGTATAAATAATAATAAGTAACTTAGTATTTATATACAGAAGCAGGTTCTGAACTCGAAGTCTCCACCAGATTCTGAGTGCTGTAATGAAACACAAAAAAGTGCATAATCCTTTCTAAACCTCAACAAAAGGCGACATGATGATATTGTACAAATACGTCCCAGAAGAAACTTTAAAACTGTTTTTTGATCATGACGCAACCAGCTTCAAATTTACTCCAGTTGGTCAGTTCAATGATCCTTTCGAAACCTACGGTGTATCGTTTGCCTCTGAAGATGAAGACTCGCTAGCGCATTTGACGTTTCGCTCAAAGATCAATTCAGACCTAGCCAGTCTATGCTTATCAAGATCACCTTTAGAAGTGCTAATGTGGTCTCACTATGCTCAACACCACAGAGGTTATGTTGTTGGCATTGATACCGAATTAGCAGGGTTTCACGATGAGAATCTTTGTTTAATCACTGCGAATGAAGGGGGTATTGATTATCTCGATGAACGAGACAAATCCAGAGTCATCATCTCCGATAAAAACTTTAAAAACAAGGATATAGTTAAAAAGGTCTTATTTAGAAAAAGCCAACATTGGAAATATGAGAAAGAAGTTCGAATTGTTATTGAAAGTGACAAATTGATACCTATCGGTGTTGATGAAGAAGATAGGTTTTATATATACAAGGCGCCAGGCACAAATATTATTAAAGAGATATTCATAGGAATCAACAATGAGGATTTTGAACTTACAGCACTCGAAAATGATAATTTAAGAAATGGCATTTTGGATAACAATATTAAAATCCAAAAATGTTGTTTCAAGAGGGGAACTTGGGACTTAGATAAAACGGATTATGATATGAGTCTGCTTACTGATTGGCCTAGCGCTGATTTCGGTATTCTTGCCGGTGTGATATCAGCATTCGAAAAAAACGAAATTTGAGATGAAGCGAACACAAGCGGTTTGTGTTCGCTTCATCATAACTAGCCTTTCTTCATCAGCTCACGCTTGATTTCATCGGTGCGCATCGTGACGTCGGCAGCGGTGATCGCCTCGTTCAGTTTCACGATGTCTTCGATTTCCTGCGGCGACTTCTCTGCCAGATGGAAAATGGCTGCACGAATCACGTCAGAACGGGTGAATTTCTCGAAACGAGGGATGAACTTCATCATCTCCAGCAGATCGAAGTACTCGTCTTCCAGCGACATTGTGCGGCTCTTAATCTTCTCTTTCCCACGAGTCGGACGCCCCTGCGGTCTGACTGGCTGGCGCATTGGGGTGCTGCTTTTTACCGGTTCTTCCGGATCTTTGCGCTTTGCAAGGTCTCCCATTCTCATGGACATTATTCTTCCTCCAGACTCATGATGTAATCTACAAACTCTTCGAACTCGGCTTCTGCCTTCTTATCGCGTTCGGCGCCAGTCATTTCAAAGATAGAACGACCCGCCTCTTCCGCATCGTCATAAACGTTACGGTTGTACAGGTTAACCGGCGCAGCCTCGATGCCGAATGTCTCGACAATTTCTTTCGCCGCCAGAATACGTGACGCCTGGGAAGGCAGTGACGGACACTGGTTCACTACCGCGCGGATCTTCACAGTCTCGTTCACGTTGCGAACGTTGTCGATAATCGGGTCGATATCACGCAGGGATTTCAAATCACGACGCTTAGGGCGAAGCGGGATAATGATGAAGTCTGCCAGCAGCATCGCTTGTCGCTGAATTTCGGAGTCAAAACCACCCGCATCAATGACGACGTAATCGTAGCGTCCCTTCAGCGATTTGATGTGTTTGACGATGTCGTCCTGAACGTATGCGAACGGGATTAGCTCAAGATCTTCGTTCTGGCGACGGTCTTCGCACCAGCTCGTTGTGGTGCGCTGAATATCAATGTCGGTGACGTGAGTCTTCTTTTTCTTTTTAACTTTGAGGCATACCGCAATTTGCTGGGCAACGGTAGATTTGCCTGGGCCGCCTTTTGTGCCGCCAACCACAATGATCCTGGTCATTGGTGAGTTCCCTTTGCGTGAATTATTGTCGTATGAAACAACTTGTTTTCTTATATGCGATATAGCCTAAATGCCTACGGCTACGGTGTAAAGGTGAAATGATAGGCAGTACGGGTGTTGGCTCACAGGACAAACAATCAGTTGAAAGTTTGTTCGATTGGCTTTATAGTTCTTGTACGGAAAGATGCCGTACAAAGAGTGGCGTAATCCGTCTACAAAACTAAATGCGAAAAACTGAAAACTGAAAACTGAAAACTGAAAAATCGACTATAGAGATGCCTCGCGAGTCAAGGCGTGGGGCTAGGAGTACAAGCATGTCAGCACTGAAAAAACAGCGCATCGATCTCAGATTAACCGACGACGACAAGAGCATGATCGAAGAAGCTGCGGCAATGACCAACCAGACAATTACTCAGTTTATGGTTGCCAGTGCCTCTGAACGTGCTGCGGAAGTGATAGAGCAACATCGTCGCCTGATTCTTAGCGAAGAGTCATGGAATATAGTGATGGATGCCATCAGTAACCCGCCTGCACCGAATGATAGGCTGAAACGAGCTGCCGAGCGTCTACAAAGCATGGAGTAAGACGTGGCCAACCTGACCATTGAGATGTTTTCAGAAGAGGCTGTATATGATTTCTCATGCTTCGACTGCGGAGAAACGTCTCTCAATGATTTTCTTAACAATCGCCTCGCCCAGCAACACAGCGGGCGTATATTACGCGGATATCTGCTTCTGACGAGAGATCCGATACCGAAAGTGATGGGGTTTTACACGTTGTCCGGGAGCTGCTTTGCAAGAAACACGCTTCCTTCCAACACTCAACAGCGTAAAGTCCCCTATTCCGACGCCCCAAGCGTTACGCTCGGTCGTCTGGCAATAGACAAAAGTATCCAGCGACAAGGGTATGGGGAAACGCTGGTGGCACATGCGATGAAAGTGGTATACCGGGCTTCCCTGGCCGTTGGGATCTACGCTTTGTTTGTTGACGCCAAAAATGAGAATGCGATGCGGTTTTATAAGCAGTTAGGCTTTACCCCTCTTACGGGTGATAACGCCAATTCGCTGTTCTATCCCACAAAAGGCATTGAGAAGTTGTTTGGTGGAAAATAAAGAAGCCCCTCGATTGAGGGGCTGTTTTAATTCAAGGCTTGTCTGTCCTGCCAGTTGCACAATCGCTCTCCCATCGTGTTATGGAAGAGGATCTCGCGTTCCGTCTCTTCGGTCATAAAGTCGTCGTTACTGACATAAATAGGGTTTGCTGCATCGCAGAACAGCACGCCGGAAGTCTGTGTCTTAATCACGCAGCCACTTATCATGCAGCTCGCGATGAACAGCAGAAGCATCTTTCCGCCGCACTTCATTAAGTGTCTCATTTTTGACGTCCACTGTGCTTTGAAGCCTTTTCCTGTCCTCCTGTCTGGCCTTCTCTTCGATTGCTTGCCGGGCCGCACGATCTCCCATCGTATAAGCACCGACAAGCACGAAAAGAACGGCAGCCAGAGTCATCAGAGCAAACTTCAGCTTTGAAAATAGGCTGCCGGTCATATCAGACCATCCCGTTCTGGTGTTTTCGCACCTGTGACCAGGCGATAAAGCCGGCCACCACAATGGTAGCAATACCGAAGATGATCCGAACCGTATCACCACTGGTGATGTGTCCCTGCGCCTTGTCCATTGCCGCAGAGACCTGTGGCATGACGTCGGCCAGCTGTGCCAGACCAATTCCCGCCGTAACGGTCGCACCGGCAGTTTCTTTGGTTACAGGAACAGCCTTCACGGTTTTCACCGGCTTAACGACACCAGCGCGACGCAGACCTTCCTCAATAACTTCTGCCGCATACCAGGTGTTCGGCGTTTTGAGCGGGCCACGGCCATTTTCATGACGGATAATCGCCTCCACCAGCGGACGCAGAGTGTCGTAGTCGTGCAGATCGATAATCATGTCCGGGGTCACGCCAACGGCTTTAGATACCTCGTTCACGTAAGCTACGGTGTTGTTTTCATGCGGAGGCGCCCAGCGTTCGATGACTTCGCGGATCGTATCGATGCTGGAGCCATCCTTCGCGCGGCGCTTGTCGTGGTAGGTAATGAGCGTTACTGCCAGCGCCCGAATCCCCCATACGGGATCTTTGAACGTGCAGAAACGCGGTTCGGCAGGGTTGTCAATTAACCCCTGCCACGGCGAACCTTTGTCGAGGTTGCCAGGGTTGTTATTACGAATGCCTCTCGGAGTTTTCATCCTTGATCTCCTGTTATTGCAGTCCATTCTTCACGCCATAAGCGGCCAGACCCAGCAGCAGCGCGGTAATCAGGAACGACGTTATCTTTGAGATAATGCCGCCAAAGAACCCGCTGGAGATGGCGTCTAGCCGATTAAGTAGTTTGTCCAGGTTGGAGTGCTGAATGCTGTGTTGCGAAGGCGTCATATCGCCAAAGTAGGTTTTGAGCTGGTCGTTGACCCCCTGGCCAATTTCCTCACGTAACTCCTTACCTAATTTGCCGACAACTTCACGCGCAACGATAGCGGCAATGCGCTCTACCTGCTCTGGCGTTACGCCTGCCATCTCGTTCGACATTATTTCCTCCATGAATCGTCAAATCGGGATGGCTGTTTTATACCACAAATTACCATTACATGGTAGGTAAGTACTTACACACAAGCACCATAAATTGCACCGACTTTAGTCCATGTAGGCGCGTTCCCCGTGACAGCCTTACCCGCCGACGTTAGAGAGCGTTTTGTGCCAGCCGGTCTCCTGGTCGATTTTGGCACGCAGGCCGAGCGCGCGGGCGGTCGCCCATGCAATATCGGTATCGTTCGCCGTGGTGTCCCATGCCAGAAAATCAGGGTGAATGACCATCAGCTCGCGCTGGCTGAAATTCTCACGGTAGGCGATGGCTTCGGAAATGGTCTTGC